TATGGTTAAACTCTCTCACAAGGCCCCCCTGGTAAGCAGAGGAGCCCTAGGGGGAGTCTAGGCGAATTCAGAAGGGTTTGACATGCTCTCCCCACCTTCTGCGATTACGCTAAGGGAGATATTATTGATTCTTACCCGAAGGGGCAAGCCGTTGTATGTAACAGTCACTTCCTTCCCCCGTAAGGAATATGCAGGGCTTCCCTTCTCGCTGACCCCATTAGGTAAGCAAACCACAGGGCTTTCCCCATGCTTCCCGAATGCTACTGTGAGCCCCTTGGGGAATTGGGTGTTCTCTTGGAGCAGTTCATGAACAGCCACCCGCTTCTGCCGTGAGAGTTCTGCCCGTTCTTCTTTTGTCATGTCCGCCCATACTTTTCTGGTTTCCATGGTACCCTACCTTCTCCCCCTGTGGGGGTGTGGCTGGCGGGAAATTCCGCCGTTGCCCTGGCATAGTGCAGACGCCGTGCCAAGCGAAGCGGAAACGCAAGCCCTTGATTTTACGGGGTTCTGCTCGTGACGCCTCTGGAAACTCTGTGTGTTTTTGTCCACAGTGTTGCGAAAAAACCACCACAGTTGTGTGATTTCTACCACGGCCCACTTCTTGCATGAAAGGCTCTTAGATGAATACCCCTACAAGAAACCCCTTAGACGCCCCTGAGCCTCTAGGTGAAAACCTTTCCCCTACGGAGGAACCCCTAGGTAGTCTAGATACTGGGGGATTGCCACTGACAGGTAGGAAAAAGCCCTCAGTGAGTAACCCGTTAGGGAAGGAAGGGTTCGATCGCCAGGCCCTCAAGGCCTATGTAGTTAAACCCTTGGAAGATAAGCGGAATCACCTGCGAGATGAGTGGCTAACCCTCGCGTATTTGTTGCTTGGTAAAGCTAATTCTCTCGCGTTGACCTGTACAAAAAAGGACTATGGGAGGCTGGTACAAATACTTACCTCAGCAGGGATTGCACATGATAAGGTGTTCCCCAAGGTAAACGACCCTGCTACAGGCACCCTAGTGTTTAACATGTTCAAGAGCTTACCTACTGAGAAAGTTCTAAGGGTTATAGGGGGGAGCCCAATACCTAGTGGCGAACCCTTAGAGGGTAAACCCTTAGAGGTAAGCATACCCCTACCCCCCAATAAGTAATGAAAACTACTTAGGTACCCCCCACTAGGGGCCATACCCCACCCTTGCGCCCCCACGCGTCAGGAGGGCCAGTGGGTATCCATGTAAAGCCCTATACGTAGCACACCTTTGGGCACTCCCCATGCGTATAACTTAACCTGTTGAAAAATATCAGAAATTCCTAAAAGGAATCTCTTGGCCCTATTATCAATCTACAGGGAAGAATAAAAAGGGTGGAAATGAAAATAAATATCCCAGACCCCCTTGACTTTCCTTCCTGCCATGGTTATCTTCAAAGAATTTAAGAGTCGCTTCGCTTAGGCTACGCGACACAGAGTAAGAGAAGACATCTTTGTGAAAGGGGGACTGTGAAGAATCTCTATCAATGCCAAGGGTGCCTGACTACTTACGACCATCTAGAGTCGTATTTCCACAATACCTACCTCTGCCCTAACCGAAAGGACAAGAATGACTCGTCTGCTGCCTATGCTCATCGTACTCATCTCGCTCACGGGATGCGAGGCTATCTCAAGTATTCTGTCGAGCCAGCCTTTACCGGCTGATGCAACGAGGGCGGATCTAGTTATGTATTCTGGAGATAAGGCCTACAAGTTCACTTGTGTGGTGAACACCCAGACGAAAGCCCTAACGAATTGCCAGGAGGTTCAGTAATGTTTATTGATGTGAGAAAACTTGGGCTCTCAGGGTACAAGACGTATATTGCGGGGATTCTCAGTATTGCCTGGGGCGTTGGGGGAATGTATCTAGGGATTCATGGCCCTGACCAAGTGGCCGCGTATACCCTGTCAGGGCTTGCGGTGATTGGAGTGCGGAGTAAGATGGATGACCTGGCTATTCCGCAGGAAGTCCTCGATAAACTGAAGCAGGGCTAATATGAATTACGACGACTCCTATGCCGCGTATATGGCCGAGGTTGAACAATATCTCGCTCAGGTCGATAGGGGTCGTCGAGTGGCTGGGTTTGACCCGTACGCCCGCCAGTTCTCACCCGCCGTGGAAGACCAGCGACAGGCACAGGTCATGGGGGTTCCCTACCAAGCACCCCCCCAGGCTACGGCCCCCACGAACCACTCCCTGTCGCCACAGTATCGCGTATACCCTAAGACGGAGTATCCCACCCAAGTACTCCCATTTGGGTTTAGTTTGTACCGCCAGAGGGGCCGGTAATGGGGGAGCGTTCTCTTGATACCCTCCTGGAGCAATCAGGGGAATATGTCCAATATGATTGGACCCGGTCCCCAAACCAACAGGCCTATCTCCTCAGTGAAGACCCCTTCACGCTGATGTCAGGTGGGTTTGGTACGGGTAAAACGACTGTTCTCTGCCAGAAGGCTGCACTGTTTAGTCTGGGCATCCCTGGTAATCTTGGTTACTTGGGCCGGATGGATGGTAAGGCCCTGAAGCAAACCACCCTTCAAGTCCTCATTGAGATGCTCCCCAAGGGAAGTTATACGAAGAATGACCAGGCTGGGCTCTTAACCTTCAAGCCTGAATACGGTGGGTCGAAGATTGTCTATGGAGACTTCAAAGACCTCAACGACTTAAAGAATCATCCTCTGGGGTGGTTCGGTATCGACCAAGCAGAAGAAGCCCCGAAGGAAGTCTGGGACTACCTTGTGGGGCGGTTACGGCGACGAATCCCCGTCCTCACGGAAGCAGGCTTGCGCCAGTACCGTGTTAGCGGGGAGTGTCCCAGGGATCGCGGCGGGAGGCACTACACCACATTCGGCGTCAAAGAATGCCTTTGGTGTCATCAGTCCCTCCCCCCGTTTGATGATCGGCCCCCGTCGAGTGACGTGGTGGCCCCCTGGGATCTTATTATCTATAACCGCTATGGAACGGCGGTGGCAAACCCTGAAGATCCCTCGCATTGGCTTTATAAGTATTTTCCTGGGCTTCCTTCTTATCATGGGGTTAGTGGACCTGGGCTCTCTAACCATCGTGCCTACCATGGGACTATTTATGATGGTCTTGCTGCTGGGTTTGTGGATAGCCAGTACGTCAAACGACTAGAGCAGCAATACTCCAAAGACAAGATGATGTTTGACCGATACCTCATGGGTATCTGGGTATCCGCAGAAGGGCTCGTCTATAAGGGGTGGTCAAAGAAGGACAATGCCGTAGACCAGTGGGCAACCCGCCATGATGGGAGTGAGTTAGTCCCCAAGGAACTAGGGGCCTACGAGTATATTGACGCGGGACTGACAGCCCCCACCGCAGTAGGATGGGTGGTTCCAATGGAATGCCCCTGTGGGTGTAACAAAACAGACTTCTTCGTGGTTGCTGAACATTATGTCGCAGGCCGTGGAACCCCCTACCATGCAGCGTGTATAAAGAACATCCGGTCACAACTGGGTAGGCCAATCATGGCGACCTACCTCGACCACCAAGCCTTCAGCAAGAACCAAGTGCGGAATAGCAAGGAACTTGTCTCTAACCCCCAACTAGACGAATTGTATTCCTATGCTGACCAATACATCGAAAACGACATCCTGGTTATGCCTAACCAGAAATCATGGGATACTGGGTACGATAGGATTACTGAGTTGTTGGTGCCTGATCCTGAGCATATCCACCCCGTTACTGGCCGTAAAGGGGCTCCTCACTTATTTGTCTTCTCGTCTTGTGGCAATTTCATCCAAGAAATCGAGGGGTACAAGTGGAAGCGAGTCAAGGGGGCGGAGAATCATCGTGAGGAACCCGTAGACAAAGATGACCACCACATGGACGGGTTTAATGGGCTCCTGACAAGTAGACCTGAAACAGCAAAGCATACCCCGATACCACAGGATAAGGACGCGTGGTGGATGCGTGAACTCGAAGAAATGGATAGCCACGGCATGAGCCACATGAGCGCATAAAGGATTGCATGACAAAGCCCCCAATAGAAGCCCCGAATGTAGAGAGTGGCTCTAGCCCTCAGACGTCTTCTACAGAAACCCCTGACCAGCGAGACCTGTTACGGTTTTGCATGGCCTCGGTCAAGTTGTGGGCAAACACGACAGAGATTGTCCGGGCGAAGTTCAAGCGTGACTTCGATGTGACTGAGGGAAACGGGAAACAATGGTCCCCGTCAGATCGTGCCAAGGTCTTGAAACAGAAGCGCCCTGTTCTGGAATTCAATCAGGTTCTCCCACAAGTAGAACTGATGTGTGGGGTTCAGCGTGGGATGTCCACGCAATATGTGGCGCAGCCACGCGGAGTTGAAGACAAACGCTTAGGAGAAGTTGTCTCAGCCGCACTCCGGGCAACCCGTGACTATACGCGATTAGGGCGAAAAGATGCCCATGTCTTTGACGATGGGACCATCTGTGGCCTAGGGGTCTGGAAGATTCTCCATACTGTGGATGATACACAGGATATTCTTTGGGGGGACATCCAGGTCTCTCGCGTAAACCCTATGGCGTTTATCTGGGATCCTTGGGCAACCCCCGATGAAGGGTTTCAGGATGGGGCATTCATGGGGGATGCGTCATGGGTGGCGATTGACGAGTTCAAGAGACTCCACCCAGAGATGTCACACCTTGCTAACCCTGGCGAATGGCTCAATCAAGCAGGTTCATTTGTAGGAGATAGCACCCTCCTTGGTGTGGGGGACAGTCTTCGCAATGAATTGTGGGACCAGGAAACCGGAATGATCCGGGTGATGACCCTGTGGCGAAAAGTCCCTACGACGATCTCTCTTGTGGTGAACCTCGATACAGGAAACTGCCAGGAGGTTGCATCCAAGGATGCCGGGCTGGAGCGTCTCGCAAAGATTGCAAGTCAAGTAGGGCGTGAAGCTACAAAGCCATACCAGGTCGTTCAGGCAGAGGGGATGACCTCTCTCGTCAATCAAGAAACCGGGGCACAGGAACAATTCATTTCTCCTGAGATGGCCCAGCAGAGACTGAACCAGCTGTCAGAAGCCCAAGGCATGGCAGTCTACGAGAAGATGAAGATTATCACTCGTACTGCGCGGGTTCCCCATTGGGTTGAGATGGTATGGGGGCAGATCCTCGACCAGGGGAAAACCCCTTATAAGGATCGCTCATATCCCTATGTGCCTTATGTGTCAAGGATGTTCCAGGATGACCCTGGCTCTATTATGGGAATGGTGCGAAATCTCTGGGACCCACAAGATGAATTTAATAAACGATACTCTAACCTTCTGGCTCACTCCAACGCTTCAAGTCATTCTGGGTGGATTAATCGCAAAGCAGGAGGAGCCAACTCCTCTGATCTTGAACGGATGGGTTCTACTCCAGGTGTGGTGGTAGAATACGGGTCAGTCCCTCCGTCACAGATCCACCCTGTAGAGATGTCTCAAGGACATTTCTCCATGATCCAGATTAGTCAGGGGCAGTTCCCTAGGATTACGGGGATTAACGCGGAGATGATGGGCGAAGGGGCTCAGAAGACGGTTTCAGGTCGAGCAATCCAAGCGAGGCAACAGGGTGGGTCTGTGATCCTCAAGCCCAGGCTGTTCAATTTCGACGAAGCCCAGTTGGATTGTACGAACCTCCTCCTCAGCCGGATCCAGCAGTATTACCCGCCTGAGAAACTAAAGCGGATCATCGGCTTGAGTGAACTAAGCAAGGTGCCTCAACCAGGTATGCCTGGGGTGTTCACGGACCCGGTTAGTGGGAAGCCTTTAACAGATGAAGAAATCTTCCAACTACTCACGAACCTAGGAAACATGCAGTTTGACCTTGCCGTGAAACAAGCTGAGGCTGATCCGACACAGCGACAAGCCGAGTTTGAGAAGGCAACCCAGTTAGTCACGATGATTGCACAAACTGGGAGACAGATTGGGCCGAATACCTTACAGGCTCTCATTGAGATGAGTGATATGCCTTCACGATTGGAAGCAGGGCTGAAGGCTGACGCACAGGCTCCGCCAGTTCAACCACCCGACTTAGGAGGGACAAGTGCCTTGATGAACTCTATGCGAGGAGCGAGGGGGGGACATAGTGATTCAGGTGGCCCAGGGCCAGGAGGAGTGTAATGGATATTCCAGTATTGACGAAAGCGGGGTTTGAGTTGATGGTAAAATCTCTAGAGGAAACCTGTGCTGACATGCCCCCGAATGTAGGGGTCAGTGTCGCGCTATGGCGGTTGCGGGAACTCATCAAAGGCTACCAGTATGCCTTAGACAAAGGGTACACGGTCGGTGTGGAGGTTGTGTGATGGCAAAACCAAACCCTAAAGCCCCGCTCGGAGAAGGCGGGCGCTTTGCGGCTCTTGTGCAGAAACTCAAGGACAAGGTGTCAAACCCAAAAGCAGTTGCAGCGAGTATAGGGCGGAAGAAATACGGGGCGAAGAAGATGACGAAACTCGCTACAGCAGGAAAGAAACAGAGCTTTGGGTTTAAAGCGTAACGACCACCCACTGAACCCCCCTTCTCCTTCAGTGGTGGGGCACCACCTGCGGCGTATGGCGTGTGGAGTGCCCCTGGTCCTTTTTTCGGGCGTTACTGCCAAGTCGCCGTTGGCTAGGTCGCCGCTATTCGGGCGTGTCATAGGGAGAGTATATGGCTAACGATACGGTAATTGTTGAAGGTGGCCCGTTAATGGATCCCGCGAGTGAGGCGTTTCAGGGAATGCTAGAGAAATCCCGTACTGCTTCAGAGGAAACCCTGGCGATAACCCCAGATGTTTCCCCTGGTGAGACCGGCTCTGAGCCCCCAGTGGCACAGGATGATACGGTAGAGACGGAGACTCCAGAAACCCTGAAGGCGAAACTTGCTGGGCTCCAAGCAGAGTTGGCTCGTGTGCGGAAGCAAAAGACAGGGAATGAGGGAGAAGCCTCAACCCTTCGTGAAGTGGTCGCAGAAATGCAAGGACAGCTCAAGGTCTTGCGTGAGGGGAAAACTTCCCAGTCCCTCCAGGATCGGGTGGCAGAACTTCCTGACGCGCAGGTACTTGAGAATGCTGTGGCTTGGAGCGATGAACTGGCCGATGCACGAGTCACCGCACGACTCGCGGAACGTGATCGTGATGACGTCGCGTTACGTGAAGCAGCAACCCGTATCGAGGCAGCCCGTAAGATGCTCAAGATCTATGATGTTGAAAAGCAACTGAGATCTGAGCGGAAGGTTGATATTCAGAAAGCTCAGGGAGCAAAGGCTTCGGCGCTCACGGGGGAATTGGATGCCCTGTTTGCACAAACGAAAGCCGCTATCCCTGATCTCATGGATGAGACGAGTGAAATCTGGAAAGCGGGGCAAGCAGAGTATCAGGCTTCTCCGCACCTGATGAAACAACTTGGTCCTGTGGGGCAAATGGTGGCGGTGGCAAGTGCCATTGCCAAGAACCCCCAGTTGGTCAGTAAGAAAGTTGCAGCGAACCTTCTCGCCAATATCGAGAATGCTGCGGGTAAAGCCTTCCAGAAGGGTGGGGCTGCGCCTAAGATGACAGTGAGTAAACCAGTTTCTATTAATTCGCAGAAAGACCTGAGTGACTTTGAAGCACAGGTCTCTGCGGTGAAAACGGGCTAGACATCTGTTGTTGTTTGGCTCCTTAAAGGAGTCTTATGTCGATTCATAAAACTACGGCATTTACGGATAGTACGGCCTCTGATGCCACGCAGTCCTTCTTCGATACCCTCCTGTTGATTCGGGGACAGTACTCCCTGATTCACCAGGTTCCTGTGACCCAGAAGTCCCTTCAGAGGCGATCTGGTAAGACCATGATCTGGAGACGGTATGAGGCACTTGGCCTGGCTACTGCGGCCCTGACTGAGGGGGAAAACCCTGCTGGCCGTGCGAAGTCGAAGACGGATGTGTCAGCCACGATTGCCCCGTATGGGGACTTTATCGAGGACAGTGACATGGTGATCGACACCCAGCCTGACCCGCAATCCACGGAGAATGTGGAACTGTTAGGTCAGCAAAGGGGTGAAACCTTCGACCAGTTGTACCGGGATTTGTTTGCTACGGCAACCTCCATCGTCTACGCGAACGGGTCCAGCACGGTGACGGTCTCTGAGGTTGTGGACAAGAATGACCTGGATCGTATCCACCGTATGCTGCGGGTGAATAAAGCCAAGACGTATTCCCCGATGATTATGGCGTCACAGAATGTGGGGACCGGCCCGGTGATGCCTTCCTATTGGGGGTTGTGTCATGAGGATGCCGCGTTCGACCTTCGCCATACCGCTGACTTCCTGTTGGTCAGTGAGTATGCAGGTAAGGGGGGTGTCGTGGCTGGGGAGTTTGGAGCCGATAAGAACGGTATCCGATTCCTGGCAAGCCCGAACGGGTATAAGCTCGCTGGAGCGACTGGTGTAACCATCGCTGCAACGGATGTAAAGAACACGGGTGGGTATGCAGATATCTACTCGATTTTCGTGTGCGGCCAGCAGGCGGTAGCTGGAGTGGGCTTGAGTGGCGGGAATGGCGGAATCATTCGTAAGGCCCTTGGGTCTGGTGGAACCGCTGACCCCCTCAACATGAAGGCCACGATTGGGTGGAAGCAGTATGACGCCCGTGCCGTGTTGAATCAGAATTTCTTCGCGGAACTGCAATGCGCAGCGAGCCTGTAAAGTAAGGCATCTGGGGCCATCATCGAAAGGTGGTGGCCCTATGAAAAGGAGGATTTGTGCCTGACTACTGGATGGTCACACTGAATGGGACCCCCCTGTTTAAGGGGATTACCAGTCGCAAGGAGGCGGAGGCCCGTGCTGAACGATGGCAGGGGGAACGCTGGAAGCGTGGGTTACTGAAGCATGCTGACAAAGGGGACCATGTTGAAGTAAAGCACGATAAGCAAACGGAGAGGGACTTCGATGAGCGATACGCTTCGTGGAAAGATGGAACCCGTCAGCGTATCATCCAAGAAGAATACATAGCCTAGGGAGACTATATGTCAAAGTCAGCAAGCGTCATAGTGGAACGTCAAGGCGGTCAGGTTCGGTTGAGGGGATTGCGTTACTCACTCCCGGTTCATTTGGATATTGGGACAAAGAGAATTGACGCCCTGATTCCCCCGAACAAGTGGGTGTCTGTTCCTGATGAGGTCTATGCAGTCCTCAAGCAGAAGTTTGATGCCCCTCGATACACGATGATTCCAGATGTCGAAGCGAATGAAGCGAATCCGCATAAGCCTGGTGAGGCTCCTGTGATGACACAGGAAGAAGTGGACCCACAATTTTTCCTCGAATTCAGAAGCTAAGGAGATACGATTATGGCAGTAACGTTGGATAAAAACTCTGCGGTTGGGCCGAGTGTGGTCAGCGGAACCTATGCTGGTACTACAGCAGCGCAGACGATTGAGATTGGATTTCGGCCAAGTTGGGTGATTGGGTATAACCAGACGGATGGTGACACCGTCTATATCTGGCATAACTCTAGCTTAACGAATTACGTCAGTATTGTCTTGGCTGCTGCCACGACTACTGCTGCGATTACTCTGACTGACCACGGGTTCGTCCTCCCCGCTAGTGACACTGTGGCAAATGAGAATACAAAGACCTATGTATTTATTGCAGGGCGCTAACCCCATCTGTTGTTGGGAAAGGAATAAGCATGATTAAGTCTGATAAAGAACTCCTGTGGCGGCCTGGCCGGGCCTATTACCCGGTTCAAGGATTCACTGGGGTGATTGGTGCGGCGGGTGTGAGCGTGGGAGCCCATACGGGGGCTCCTGTTCAGCAAGAGATCACTACGATGGGTCTCGTGGGGGTGCTTCTCGATACCGCAGCAGATGCTGTGGTGACGGACATGAAGATTCCCTATGACCTGGATGTGTCGAAGAATATCTATGCACGGGTGGTCTGGACGTGCGGGTCTACTGACGTAGCGGATACCGTGACGTGGCGGCTGCTGTACCGGGCCATGACGCCCTCTGTGACTGCACTTGCCACTCCTGCCACAGCTCTTGACACGGCGATTGCGGCCCAGGATGTGCCGGTCGCTACGGCATACGTGATGATTAATAGCCCGTGGGGTGTGATTAAGGGCGGAACGATTAGTGAGAAAGCTGAACATTGGGCTTGGCTCCTAGAGTTGAATGCGTTTGACGCAGGGCTCACGGAGGATAAGTTTGCGTTGGGGTTAGAGATTATGTATACCCCGAAGCGTCTCCAAGGACCAGATGGGATGCCTGTTCCAGCAAAGGCTCCTTTAGCCATGTTGGGGAAAACATACTAACGGATAGGCGGGGGGGCTTCGGCCCCCCCTGAGAGGTCTTATGGAACTACAGGAAGCCAAGTCCGTGATCTTGAATCTCCTTGCGGAGAAGCAAGCCTGTGACTTATACCTCCAGACAGTGGAAACTATTGAGGCAGGTCTCGCGGAACACACGCGAAAAGCAGGGCAACTTGCTGACCTTGATCGGGCCATTGAGGAGAAGACGAAAGAGTATGGGCGGTTGGAGCAGGATTACATTGAGAAGGTTGCAGAGTTTGAACACGATTTCCTGTCGCTTCAGTTAGAGAAGCAGACTGCTTGGGAAGAAGATATCCAGGCGAATCGGGAGAAGTGCGACAAACTGGAACAAGATCGCCTAGCCCTTGAAGCTGGGGTGAGCCGTGCCGAAGCTCGCCTTGAAGGGGTCAATGCACAAATTTTCGATGCTACGCGAGCCCTTGAATTACTCCAAGCTCAAATAGCCCAAGTGAATGCTCAACGCGAGGCACTCGCTGACGTGTTACGGGGGGTATAAACCTTGCTTGATTTGCATAAAGGTGCAAAGGAGTATGAACACTTCCACCTACAGGAAGGCCCACCAGTTCCAAGTGTTAGAAGGAATTGGTTGTACCGTATTACACGCTGGAATAACCTTCAGTTACAAGATGGCACGGTGGGATTTTTTGAATCCTGGTGGCTTATTGGTAATGCGATCCACTGGTACAAAGGGAATGTAAAGTGTGACGGGAGCCGCACAAGGGCATATTGGAAGGGGGAACTCGATGATGGGGTTCCACCTGTTTATATACCAGACCCAAACAAATATGTGATGGCAACCACAGAGAAAGAGAAGTTCTCTGTGCGATTCTTTGTAGACCCTGGCGAACCAACTTGGGATGGAATGGGGGGGAGTTAGTGATGCTGGTCACAACCATACACGGAGACATGGACGATTCCTTACTTGACCGTAAGGATGGCGAAGTCAATAATGACAATGAGTATACGACATGGACGGAATACCGCCTAAAAGGGCAAGATGAGATTGTCCACCGTAGTGTCCATGTTCGGCTTAAAAAGCCTGTAACATTCGACACTAAGGCGGGGAATCTTTCGTAACGCAGAGAGGACTGTATGGCAAATACTCAGGCAATGTGTACGAGTTTTAAGGTGGAACTCTTGAATGGTATCCACGCTCTAGGGACTAGTGTGGTTCGTGCAGGCACAACCCCGGATAGCTTCAAGGCAGCCTTATATCTAGCTTCGGCAACGACGAACGCTAGTAATACGGCCTATACTGCTACTGGCGAAGTAAGCGGTACGAACTACACGGCAGGTGGTGTTGACCTCACAGGTTCGCCAGATTGGATTGCTCCTACTAGCAGCAGTACGACAGCCTATACGACCCCAACGGCTAACTTCGTGTATACGAACGTCACACTTTCTACGGCCTTCGATGCCGTGATGATCTATAATTCCACACAAGGAAATAAAGCTGTGTCCGTGCATACCTTTGGGTCGCAGACTGTGACCGCAGCAACCTTTACCCTGACGATGCCGACGAATGACAGCTCAACAGGGTTGATTCGGCTTACGTAATAAGGACCCTTAGCTGATGCCTGCCACGATTACCGGCCTTGCTAACGGGGTTAGTACTACGAGTGATACCACTTGTGTCACTGGGTCTACCGTTACAGCTGCGGTTGGTGACTGGTTAGTCGTTGTTGCGGCATCCTCAAATGACGGGTCAGGTGGGGCAGCCTCGCAAACAGGGGTTGTTGATAGTGATGGCAGTAACACCTATACTCAACGAGCGTTAATTAATTATGACCCTGCTGCGGCAGGCGC